CGTTGATAGAGAACTATTTACACAATGGCAGCCTTAATAAACTATGGTGGATTAATCAACCCGCAAACTCCCGTCATTTCTAGGACACCAACTCTTCGTCCTAGATCTGTTCCCAGGATATCAATCCCACGTCCTGGTCCTTTAAAATGGTTCATTTCCAAGTTCATTATTACTCCTCGTGTTGTTGTGGCAGACCAGGCACACAACCTAGCCGCCACCATCCCTACTATCCTAGATGCGCCCACCGTGGACGACATCACGATCAAGGTTGTAGAGGATGCTTCCTTAACGGAGGTTCGCGTTGACAAACGTATTAATAAAGTTCCAAGACACATGAAAGGTAACTTTGTGCGTAGCGTAGTTGACGAATTGAAACCCGAGTTCCCCTTTCTTCTCCTGGTTGACAATGCTGCGAATCGTGCAGCTATTAATCGGAAGGCTATGGACATTATGAGGTCACATAATGTTCGTAACTGCGATATAGCGAAATATGTACCACTAGTTGTTGCGTTCATGTTCGTTCCATCTGAGGCTGAACAAGAACAGTTGGAAATTGAAAATGCAGCAGCTAGTTTATTAGCTATTCGGCAGTACAATACCCGCCGTGTTCATAGAGATACATGGTGGAACCGCCTTGCTCCAACCTCCTTCCTTGCGAAGGAGAGAGGGCGGACGTCCATTGACCACTAGGGGTGCCCAGCCGGAATATACGGAGTTGACGAATTGAGGAAGAAGATTCCCGACGTTGACCTAGGAATCCGTGTATTCCGGAATGGGTGCCCTGTTCGCGTGCGAAAGATGACCTACCTGACCAGGGTGGCTGGGTCCAAGCACGTATTTTGTCATAACGCCTCTCTGCACAACGCTCAGTTGGCAGCTGCTTACCGTGTTTTGAGCGCGGAAGTAAGTGGGAAGATCGTACCAATTGGCAAAACCAGACCACCCCCAGGACACTCTCTAGCATTAGACCCTGCTTTGAACGCATTAGAAAAGACACTACCTACGCTCGCCCCTATCGCAATGGAAGAATTTCCAAAGCTGTATAGTGGCCAGAAACGTGGTATCTATGAAAATGCTTATAAAAGCTTAACGCTCAAATCGTCAGCTCCAAAAGATGCGACCATCAAAGCATTTATTAAATACGAGAAGATGCTAAGTGATCCTGTAAAAGTAAAAATCCCCCGAATGATATCGCCTCCGTCCTCTAGGTTCCTGCTAGCGACTGGCTGCTACGTTAAAGCAGCGGAACATAGTATATATGAGGCAATAGATCAAATGTTTGGGTTTAAAGTTGTCACCAAAGGGCTGAATTACCAGCAAACTGGACAACTCTTCAATGATCATTGGAATGCAGTAGATGATGCAGTGGCTTTTGATGTAGATGTTGAGAAGATGGACCGATCAACATCAGCAGAAATGTTAGCTTGGACCCACAAGTTACTTCTAGC